CGGGCTGGCCACCGTTGTCGCGCTGGGCATCGCGCTGCGCGAGGTGCTGCCGGAGCTCCGGCGGCTGGCGCACGAGGTGTGGACGAGGCTGCTGGAGCGGCGCCGAATTCGGCGCGCTGTACGGGAGCGTCGCGACCGGCACCGGGCCCGGATCGGCGGTGCGCGGTGACCGAGCGCATCTACGACCCCGCCATCCACTCGGACGGCCTGACCGTCGACTCCGGCCGCGGACCCGTGGACCTGGTCGTCATCGAGCGGGCGCTGCGTGGACTGCCGGTGCGGCCGACCGGGGCCGAGACGACCCACCTGGCCGCGCTGGTGCCGCTCGACGACCGCACGGTGGCGCAGCGAATCGCGGACGCCACCGGGGTAACGCTCGAAGCCGTGCTGCGGCGAGCGACACGGGCCCGGACCAGACAGCACGCGTAACACCCCAACACCAGCCAACTACGTAAGGAAACTTCCATGGACATCAAGGTCAACGTCGAGAGCATCGACCTCGCCGAGCACATCGGCACCCACTACGACGAGGACGGCGACCGCGTCCCCGGCGGCACCCTCGCCGACCTCATCGTCCGGCAGCTCATCGAGCAGTTCGTCAAGACCGACACCTACCGCGGCCTCGCCGGCCGGATCCGCGAGGTCCGCGAGGACGAGATCCGTACGCAGCTGGCGCCGGTCATCACCGAGGCCCTGACCACGCCAATCCAGTCAACCAACGCCTACGGCGAGCGCACCGGCAGCGAGACCACGCTGCGCGAGCTGATCGCCGCCGAGGCCCGGCGATACCTGACGGAACGCTCCGAGGGCTACAACGCGAAGGGCACCCGCCTCCAGGTCGCCGTGCGCGAGGCCGTGGACGCCGCGTTCCGGGCCGAGATCGCCGACGAGGTGAAGAAGGCGAAGGACGCGGTCGCGACGCAGCTCGGGGCCACCGTTGCCGAGCTGGTCGCCGGTGCCGTCCGCGAGGCGCTGGCGAAGCGCTGACACAGACCGCCTGCCCGGCCGCACTGCCACCGGCGGCCGGGCGGGCCCCAGGTTGCCGCGCCTCGTGTGGGGCGTGGCGCGGCAACCGCCATCTCATACCGATTACGTAGATGAGGTACAGCGAATGTCTGAGATCAAACTCGCCAGCGCGCTGCCCAAGGGCACCGCGAACGGCCTCGGCCCGATCGTCCTCGACCTGTGCAGCGAGCCCGAACACCTCCAGGTCGTCCTCGCCATCGTCGACTGCAAGGCCGTCACCACCGACACCGACACCGGCGAGGTCATCCCGACCATGCGCATCCGCCGCATCGAGGCCATCACCGGCCTGGACAAGCCGGCCGCCCGCCGGATCCTCCAGCGCGCGATGGAGAAGCGCACCGGCCGCGTGCAGTTGCCGTTCGAGGTCGAAGAGGACCTGTCGAACGCTTTCGGCACCGAGGAGGCCTGACTCATGCCCGCGAACCCGACCACCGATCAGTACCTCGCCACGATCAGAACGAAGCTCGGCGGCACCTGTGTGCCCGGCTGCGAGGGCACCGACCACGTCATCATCGGCCGCACCGTCGAGGCGATGGCCGTCGGGCTGCCCGACGTCGACCCGGCGATTGTCGGTGAGGTCATGCTGCACATGGCCATGATCCTGGCCGAGCTCAACACCACCCCGTACACCGCCGACATGCCGCCGGCCAACCGCGCACGGTTCGTCATCAACTGCGGGGCCCTCGCCGGCGCACAGCTGATCACCGGCATCGACTACACCAAGCAGGCCAGCTGATGGCCGCCGCCAACCCGGGAACCGAGCTTCGCAGTCTCGGCCTGCGCCCGGCCACGCTGCGCGCCCTGGCCGAGAACGGCGCCACGGTCGTCGGCGACCTGCTCGACGCGGACCACACCCGCAACGTCGTGGCCGCATGGCCCGGCGTCGGCGCCTCGCGCCTGGCCGACCTGGACAACGCGCTGGGCCGTCACGGCGTCGCCTACGGCCGCCCGATCGGCGACGCCGCCTACACGTGGTGCGGCGGGTGCGAGATCTGTCCCGACTGCGGGAACCCGCGCGCGGCGGCGGCGCGGAGCGTCGCCGTCGACCTGGACGGCCGCGCCGGTCACCTCGGCCACCGCGTCGGGCCGGTCTGCGACGGCTGCGACAAGCACCACCGCGGACTCGTCGCAGCCGCTGCCGCCGCTTAGTACCGACCCACCAGCACACGACCAGGAAGGCGACCAGTGGCCAAGCTGACGCACCAGCCGATCGACAAAGACGACTGGATCCGCATCATGCGGCGCGCCGAGCTGCCGTTCACCACCAAGGGCATCGCCGCCTTCTTGACCTTCTTCGCAGACAAGGACGGCTCGCGGGTCCGTCCCGGCGAGGCCCGGCTCGCGGTCGAAACCGGCCTGACGCCGCGCGCGATCCGCGAGCACATGGACGTGCTGCGTGCGGCCGGCCTGATCGAGCGTGTGAACCGCGGTACGGCGGTCCGGGGCCGGGCGGACGTGTATCAGCTGACTGTGCCGGGCGCCGGGCATGAGCCGGTGCCGATGCGCACGGATCCGGACGGGAACCGGCTGACGCCGGAGCGGCCGGTGCGGAAGCGGGCGAAGAAGGCAGCCGAGCCGGTGCCGGATCCGGTCACAGAGGCGGCGGCGGCGCCGGAGGATACCGGAACCGTGGTGCCGGAAACCGACCCGCTTACCGGAACCGGGGTTCCTGTGGATAACCCGGTTACCGGAACCGGGGTTCCTGTGGATGACGAGACTTACCGGAACCGTGGTGCCGGAAACGTCCTCAAGTTAGTGACCACTTACCGGAACCACGGTTCTGACTTACCGGAACCACTAAGCCGACTTACCGGAACCGGGGTTCCGCCCACCACCCATACCACCCATGACCACCCATCCATTGGGTCTTTACAGGTAGGTACCTCACCTACCGAACCGAGCTTGATCAACCCCGGAAACCCCAACGAAGTTGATCAGGGGTCCGGTACGGCCAACGGCGACGCCGAACTCGAAGCGGCCCAAGCCGTTCTCGCCGCGATGCGCCGCCCCGTCGCCGACGCCTGGCGCCACGCAGCCCGCGCCGAACTCGAAGCCGACGACATCCCGCTGAGCCGCCGCGCCGTCGAGATCCGCGCCGCCGAGCTCGCCACGACGCACACCACCGAGAAAACAGGAACCTGACCATGGCCAACCGCCCGATCCACCCTGCGACCGCCGAAATCCTGCGCTACTTCGAGTACGACCACCTGCCGCCGCACCTGGCGGACATCTCCATGCCGTTTCACGACCTCGCGCACCACCTGGCCAACCGCCTCGATGGCCCCGAACTGACCGCGGGCCTGCGCAAGCTGTTGGAGGCGAAGGACTGCGCCGTCCGCGCCGCGCTGCCGAAGCCCGACGCCGAGACGGAAACCGCCGGACTCGACGAGCGCGCCGAGGCACGCGACACGAAGGCGGCCAGCTGATGACGTTCGAGCCGATCGAGCACGAGCCCGACGACTACGAGCCCGACGCCGAGGCGGTGCCTCGCCAACCGCGCAGTCCCGGCTTCTGGCGCCGCTTCTGGCGATCGCTGACCGGCCAGCGCGACGTCGTACCCGCCGGCGCCCTGGACGCCGCCTACCGCGAACGCGCCCACCTCGTCGCGCTACTCGCCGCCTGGCAGACGTCGCACATCGGCCGCACCGACCCGACCGCGCCGGACTGGTCCGTCGTCACCATCGAGCTGCCCACCGGACAGGCCTGCTGGCACATCGCCGACGACGACCTGGACCTGTTCCGGCACGTCCGGCCGACCCCGCGCAACGCGCCCGGCTGGGACGGCCACTCGACCGAGGAGAAGTACCGGCGCGTCGACGAGTTCGCCGCGCAGCTCGCCGAAGGGCCGTTCTGATGACCCGCCGCGCCGTCCGCCGCCGCCTGGAAGTCCTCGGCGCGCTACTCGCCGGCCCCGCATTCGAAGACGAACTCTGCCGCCGCACCCGCCGCCAGCCCGGAACGCTCTACGCCGAGCTCGCCCGGCTCGAGCGCGACGGCGACGCCGTAACGGAGCGCGTCCGCCGCAACGGCCAGCCGCCTCGCACCGCCTACCGGCTGCCGACGCTCGACGAACGCGCCGCACGGCTCGCGCTCGAGGCACGCCTCCGCGACGCGCTGCACGCGGCAGTCGACGGGATCGAGCCCAAGCCGCACGACACGCCCTGAGCGCCACCGTGACGCACGAACAGCCGTGCACACGGGTCCCGAGACCAGACGACACCCGAACGGGCCGCCACGACGCCCGCAGCGATCACTACGTGAAACGGACAGACAATGCCCGAACAGATCATCACAGACAAGGCAATCCGCGACTTCGCAACCTGGCTCATCCGAGACAGCGCAAAACAGATCGACTACCTCGACCTCGCCGAGCACATGCACGACCAGGACAGCATCGGCGGCGTCCTCATCGCCGACCTCGACGGACCCGACATCGACGACATCCAGCGGCGCATCCTCGACGCCGTGCACGCATGGGGCAACGAGGAGCCGGAACCGACCCGCGCTCACACAGAAGACGTAGACGCGGTACGCCAGACGGAGGAGGCCACGCTCGAGGCCGCTGCCGCCGCGAGACTGCGCGCCTGGTTCGAGGACACATCAGGTCCACTGGTGATGGACGAAGCCGACTTCGACGACGTCGAGACCGTGCTGGCCGACTACGAGCGCGCAATGGCCGAGCGCAAGCAGCTGCGCGACGAGTACGGCATCCGCGTCACCTACACCAGCACCCGCAGCGCAGAGGGCGCCGTCGCAGACACACTCGCCGGCGCGCTGGCCGCACTCGACCGCCTCGACGCCGAGAACCGCAGCGACGTGATCAGCCGCGAACTGATCCAGCGGCCCGTCGGCGACTGGCGCAAGGTGACCGCCGATGCTCAGTGAGCTGATCAGCGAAGCCGTCGCGCTCGCCGTCATGTACCTGATCGGGTACGGCGTCGGACGCGCGGCCGAACGCCGACGGGACGGCGAGCAGTGAGCGGCGACGGCGGCGTCCTCATCGCCCGCGACGACGGCGTGATCGACGTACCCGAAGCCGCAGCCACACCGGCCGGACTCGTCGACGCGGTGGAGCAGCTGCTCGACAAGCTGCTCGGACCACGACAGCAACAGCAGCAACGAACGGAGCGCAATCCGTGAGCGGCACCGACTGGCTACGCGGCCTACTCCGCGGCCCCGCAACGCTGCACATCGGCGACCAGCAGATCGAGGTCACCGACGTCGTCATCGAAACCGAACCGCTCGACCCCGGCATGCCCGGACGCCTCGACCTACGAGCCGCCGGAGGACCGCTGATCGCCTACGCCGCGTCCGGCCGCGCGCAGATCATCAGCACACCCGAGCCCACGCCGCCGCGTGACATCCCGTGGGCCAACCCGGTCCACACGGACGGCGCGTGTGTCCACGACGTGATTTACAGCAGTTGCCAGTGCGATCTGCGTAACCCCGCAGCGCTGTAGAGACGATTTCTAGACAAACGATCACGCCACCGCAGGACACTGAACACGCGGGTTCTCAGGAACTGGACCTCCGGAAGACCCGCACATCGTGGTAGGGACACCACGGCAAGCCCCAGCAGCTCAGGCCGCTGGGGCTTCGCTCTGTTCGCACGAACGTTCGACACCGACGTGCCAACGCGGGATCATCGAAGCGTACGTTCGCCGTCCCTTCCACGCGCGCGAGGAGCCGATGCCGCAGCAGCCTCTCAGCGACGCGGAGACGGCCACGATCCGGCGGATGCATGCCGATGGTGCGAGTCTGCGTGCGATCGCCCGTGAGACCGGTCGGCACGTCACCACGGTGTCGCGGTGGTGCAAGCGCGAGGGTCTGAAGTTCGACCGGGCCCGGACCGCGGCAGCTACTGCGGCGGCCTCGGTTGACTTCGCTGCCCGCCGCGCGGTAATTCAGCAGCGGTACCTGGACATCGCCGACGAGCTACAGCAGCGCGCGACCGCCGCAGCGCCGCATGCGCAGCCCGCCGGCGCCGACGGCGAGGTCCGCCGGTGGACCACCGAACGCCCGGAACCGCGCGAGGTTGCCGACCTGCTGCGCGCTGCCACTGCGGCGACGAACGCCGAGCTGCGTCTGGCCGACTACCGCGCCCGCGACTCCCACGAGGATGCTGGCGAGATCGTGCTCGCGTTCGACGTGGCCGTGAAACGGGCCTACGTCGACCACCAGGCCGACCCGGACGCCTAGTGCTCTCGCCGAAGCAGATCAGCGCCTATGCCGAAGCCGACGCCCGCATCAACATCTGGGAAGGCGCCGTCCGGAGCGGGAAAACCATCAGTTCGCTGATGCGGTGGCTGGCGTACGTCAAGACCGCGCCCCGCCGCGGCGAGCTCGCCGTCATCGGCAAGACCACACAGACGGCGTATCGGAACGTGTTCGCGCCGCTGATGGACCCGGGCATCGTCGGCTCAACCGTCGCAAAGTCGATCAACTACACCTCTGGTGCGCCGACCGGCAGCATCCTCGGCCGCGAGATCCACGTCATCGGCGCCAACGACGCCAAGGCCGAACCGAAGGTGCGTGGCTTGACCGGGGCCGGCGCCTACGTCGATGAGGCGTCGGTGATCCCGGAGGAGTTCTGGAACCAGCTGGTCGCAAGGCAGAGCAGCCCCGGCGCGAAGATCTTCGCAACCACCAACCCTGACTCGCCGGCGCACTGGCTGCGCACCAAGTGGCTCCGGAACAACCCGTCCGTCCGCAGCTGGCATTTCACCCTCGACGACAACCCGTACCTTGAGCCGGACTACGTCGCCCACCTCAAACGGTCCTACGTCGGCTTGTGGTACCGCCGGTTCATCCTCGGTCAGTGGGTCGCCGCCGAGGGCGCGATCTACGACATGTTCGACCACGACCACCACGTCATCCCCGCCGCCAAGGTGCCGTTCATCACCCACTGGATCGGCGCCGGCATCGACCACGGCACCACCAACCCGCTGCACGCCGTCATGCTCGCCGTCGGCGTCGACCGCCGGCTGTACCTGGTCGACGAGTACCGGCACGATTCGCGCAAGGCCCTACGTCAGATGACGGACGCCGAATACTCGACCGCGATCCGCGAGTGGCTCGATCGGATCCCGATCCCGGGCACCGAACTGGTCGGCGTCGACCCGCGGTATGTGGTGGTCGACCCGTCGGCGACCGGGTTCCGTGTGCAGCTGCACCGCGACGGCATCCCGTCATGGCCGGCGAACAACGCCGTCGTCGACGGCATCAGCACCTTCGCGACGCTGCTCGGCAACGACCAGCTGTTCATCTCCGACGCCTGCCCCGAGCTGATTGCCGAACTGTCCGGCTACTCCTGGGACCCGAAAGCCCAGAAGATCGGCGAGGACAAGCCGCTGAAGATCGCAGACCACGGCCCCGATGCGGCCCGGTACGTCGTGAAGACGACGGAGGGCGTCTGGCGTACCCTGATCGCGTAGCCCTGTCGAACTGGAGTGCGAACGTGGCCGACGACGAGATCCCGATCTACCGCTACACGGTCACGCTCGCTGACGGCACCGAGAAGACCGCCGACGCGCTCGGCTGCGAGGAAAACGGACCCTGGCTGATCTTCAACGATCACCTGGGAACTGTGCTGTCAGTTCGGATCAGCAACGTCGCATCGTTCGCCCGCGGCCCGAAGGTCGCATCAGCCCCCGTGGAGAACCTGTGATCAGCCAATACGTCTGCGCCATCACCGGCTGCAACTGGGTACACAACGTCCCGGACCCAGTGACGGCCGACCTGCAAGCCCCCGACTCGTCCGATGGCCTGCAGGTCGCAGCCGCCGCGTTCGACGTACACATCAAGGCGATCGAGGACGCCGTCCGCGCCCACTTCGAGACCCACTCCACCGAGGAATGGCTGCGTGAGGTCATGGGGCTGCGCGCCCAGATGCAGCAGCGTCCGCCGCTGCTGTGCGGCGCCTGCATCAGCGACGCCCGCAACGCCGAAGCCCGCAAGCAGCCCGCGCCGCCGATCCTGCCCGCCTCGACCATCGCGTCCGGCATGGCCGTTTGCGACGTCGAGGGCCGGCACCGCATCATGCCGCAGGTCGGCGGCGGCCTGGTCATGCCCGGCGGCAGCATCCCCGGGATGAACTGATGTACCAGGTCACTGTTCGGTGCGAGAAGGCCATCCAATTCGCTTCCGGCTGCAAGGGTCAAAACGGTGGCGGCTGGACCACGTACGACCTGACTGAACCGGTGCCGGACGGGTTCCCGGCCGAGCTCGAACGGGCCGGTTGGGTCGAGCGCGACGGGAAGCACTACTGCCCGAAGCACGATCCGGCCAAGCAGGGTCAGCTGGTCCAGATCGGCATGGACTACGTCGAACTCGCACCCGGCGTTCGCGTGCGCTGGCCCGGTGCCGATCGAGCAGGCGACTCCTTCCCGATTGAGGTCCAGCGCGACGAACCGAGCGAGGCCGGCTGATGGACTTTGCGCACAGCATGGTGGCCGTGCTCGTGAAGCGGCTCGGCGGTCGCGTGGAGATCTCGCCGGACGAGATCGACGCGATGGGTCGCAACGGCGAGGAGCTGGTGATGCTGCAACCGACGACCGTCTTCCGCTACGTACTCGAACTGCGCCAGCCCACGGCCGAACCTGTGGTTGAGACACATAAGCTGGAACGGGCTGGCTGATGGCTGAGTCGCTGGTGCTGTTTCTCGACGGCCCGCTCGAGGGTGAGTGGCGCGACATTCCCAACGTGGTCGAGACGTTCCACCACGTCCAGGTCGAGTTTGACCCGCCGACGATGCACCTGGCGAGCGATGCCAATCTGGAGAAGGTCAGCGTCATCCGCAAGCCGCTGGTGTACGTGATCACAAAGGTGATCATCTTCGACAAGTGGCTGCGCGTCGCCCACGCCGGCGACGACAAGAGCCGCACCGACGGCATGCTGACGTACCTCGTCCCGTCGGAAGTACGCGCCAACCTCCAGTCCAGCTGACCGCAGCACCACCCGCACCAGCGCCGCCCACCCGCACGGGACCGGCAAGCCGAAACGGCACCAGGAGAACCTGACCCTGCTGCCGAAAGGCCCCCGCCGTGGCACTGCCCCCAGAAGACACCGAGTGGCCACCGCCGCTGTGGGACCCCATCGCCCGCGACCACCTGCGCTGGTCCGCATGGTTCTCCGGCGTCCCCGACCAGCTGTCCGCCGCCTACCTCAACGTGTCCGGCAACAGCAGAACCGCGCAGGCGTTCTTCCGCACCACCGGCGAAGCCTCCGCTACACAGCCCCGCCCGGGCGCGTACCGCG